AAGATTCCTTTTGACCTTGATTTATTCAACAAGATTACAAAAGGTGGTCTGCCTAAAAAGACTTTGAACATTGCACTTGCTGGCACTGGCGTTGGTAAATCTTTGTTCATGTGTCATGTTGCAGGTTCTTGTTTGTCCCAAGGTCTAAATGTATTGTACATCACAATGGAAATGGCTGAAGAACGAATTGCTGAACGTGTTGACGCTAATCTATTGAACATTGATATTGCTGACCTGAACTCAATTAGCAAGCAAGACTATGATCGTAAGTTTTCTGCATTGAAAGTGAATACACATGGTAAACTTATCATCAAAGAGTATCCGACTGCTGCTGCATCGGCTCTACACTTCCGTGCTTTGTTAAATGAATTGCAACTAAAGAAAAGTTTCAAACCTGACATCATTTTCATTGACTATCTTAACATTTGTGCAAGTGCCAGAATCAAGCCTGGTGCTAACGTAAATAGTTATTCTTATATTAAGGCTATTGCAGAAGAATTGAGGGGTCTAGCGGTCGAGTTTGATGTTCCCATAGTATCTGCTACACAGACCACTAGAAGCGGCTTCACGAACTCGGATCCCGGCTTAGAAGATACCTCTGAGTCATTCGGTCTGCCAGCCACAGCCGACTTTATGTTTGCTTTGATAAGTACCGAAGAGTTGCAACAATTGAATCAGTTAATGATTAAGCAACTCAAGAATCGATACAATGACCCAACATACTATAAACGATTTGTCATTGGTATTGACAGAGCCAAGATGAAACTGTATGATGTTGAACAGGCAGCACAAGATGAATTGATAGATTCGGGTCAGATTGATGATAAACCCTTGAATAGTTTTGGTGATCGTGAAAGACTGTCTGGAACAAAGAATAAGTTTGGAGGTTTTAAAGTATAAATACTCTAATAACCTGATATAATTGGAGGATTTATGAATAAAGGTCTTGCTTTCGAATGGTGCATCTATCACCTAATAGCAAAAATTTACCCCAAAAAATTTGCTAACGATTCTGTAGCCAAAACTGCTAAAACTAACTACGATGCTTCTCCTTCAGATGTAAAAAAAGACGCCTTAAATGCTATAAATTTTATAGAAAAAAAATTTGGCAAAATAACAGATGTTGAAAAAACTTCTGGTGGTGGTGTGGAACCAAAAACAGACCTTCTAATAACAACCGAAAGAAAACAACTGAAATGTTCACTTAAACACGGTGGAGACATTCAATTGTCATCTGGTGGAATTGCCACTACGGTTAAATTTTTAGCAGGTGTTTTAGAAAATTTAGCGGCAGATGAAAATTATGATTCACATAAAGCAATTGAACTAATGACTGTTTTGGCGGAGTTAGAAGAGCAGTATGGTAGTTTAGGAAAAATGACAAGACAAAAAGCGGATGTTCAAATAGGAAAGACTGAAAGATACGACAAACTGCTTAAAGAAATTTTAGGTTCATCAAAAACTCCAAAAGTTTCTCAAGAATATGAAAAAGTAAAATTTGCTGTGGTAGAAGAAGCTATGACGGGCAAATATACATTTAAAAACAACCCAAAACTATCAGCAAATTACATTCTTTCTGAAAATGATATTCAGTTCATAGATGATGCATTAATTAAAAAAGTTGCAGACAAAACTTCAGTCAGAATCGCACTCAAAGGTCGAGGAAAAACTATGGTTGCCGGTAAAGAAGTCAGGTTAAACGAAATCGTCGTAAGATTTGATACAAAAAAATGAAATTCAAAGAATACTTAAAGGAAAGTAAAGAAGGTAAGAACGTGCATTTGGAGCATTTGGAAGATAATGTGTTAAATGGTGGTGTTTCTGGCGCACGTGAAGCAATAGAGTTTCTCCGATCTTTACGTAACATGCTTGCTGGTCACACTGGCTCAAAGATAAATGTTACAACGAAATGGGATGGCGCACCTGCTATCTTTGCTGGCACAAATCCGGAGAACGGTGAATTTTTTGTTGGTACAAAATCAGTGTTTGCAAAAAATGCAAAATTGAATTATACTGATAAAGATATTGATGAGAATCACCCCGGCGAAGGACTCAATCAAAAACTCAAACTTGCACTTGCCTATTTACCTAAGTTAGGCATCAAAGGTGTGTTGCAAGGTGATATGATGTTCTCAAAAGATGACATCAAGAAAGAAACAATTAATGGTGAAGAGTATATTATATTTCAACCAAATACAATTGTGTATGCTGTGCCAACAAAATCAAAACTAGCACAGACAATGCTTGCTGCACAGATTGGTGTAGTGTTTCATACATCATATTCTGGTAAATCATTAGAAACAATGAAGGCATCATTCAACATTGATATTGGTCATTTAAAAACAACAAAAGATGTTTGGTTTCGTGATGCTTCGTTTACTGACGCATCTGGTTCAGCAACATTTACAGAAGAAGAAACTGCTGCTATTACATCAGTTCTTTCGAATGCTGGTCGTTTGTTCAATACGATACCAGCACTGACACTGAATCGTATTGCTGCATCAGAAGTTTTTCTAACACAAATCAAAACATTTAATAATACAAAAGTTCGTGAAGGTAAAAAGATTGCTGATACAAGAATTCACACACAAGAGTTATTGAATTGGGTTGAAGCAAGATTAAACAAAGAAATTCTTGCAGCAAAGAAAGAAGATACAAAACAAAAACGTATCAAAGAAAAAAATGAAGTCATGCGTTTCTATCGTTCAAATGCCATTCAATTGAAGTTGATATTTGATTTGATGAATCTGATTGTTGATGCCAAACTGATGATCATTCGTAAGTTAGAAACGATTAAGAGTATTGGTACATTTGTTCGTACAGACGATGGCTTCCGTATTACTGCACCAGAAGGATTCGTGGCAGTTGATCATGTAGGTAAAGCACTGAAGTTGGTAGACAGACTTGAGTTCAGCAGACAAAACTTTAACGCACAAAAGGCATGGGACAAATAATGGAATACGATATCAGTAAAATTATGGCAGAATACGGTGATAGTGATTTTGGGTTTTCTACCGTAGATGAAGTTGAGTATCAAGCAGTCATTGCAGAGAAAGATGAAACTGTTGAAGAGTATAAAGCAAGACTACAACAAGTTGAAAAGATCATCATGCCATTTTTGACTAATCTATATAAAACTGCAAGTCAACCATACATTCATTGGCCAAATCGTGGACCTGCCATTGAGAAACAAATGCAAAAGATTCTGACATTGACAAGAGGTTAAATGATTACCATATCTGATTCAGCAGCAAAGAAAATCAAATCGATCATTGATGAAGAAGATTCATCACTGAAACTGCGTGTGTTCGTTCAGGGTGGAGGTTGTTCTGGCTTTCAGTATGGTTTTACACTTGAAGGATTGCCACCAGCAGAAGATGATTTTACATTTGAAAAAGATGGCATTGGTGTTGTAGTAGATAATATCAGTATGCAATATATGAATGAAGCAGAGGTTGATTACAAAGAAGATTTGATGGGCGCATCATTTACAATCAAGAATCCTAACGTAACCGCAACTTGTGGTTGTGGTTCATCATTCACGATATGAAAACATTTAAAGACTTCTTAAAGGTTGATAAAACTCAACCACAAGAGTTTGTTTCACAAGCAGGTGCGGGTGAATGGGGTCGACCAGAAACTACTGCTAAATATGTTGACGATACACCAGGTCAGAGCAAACAACAATATAAAAAATTTACAACTAACTGGAATTTAACCGACAGAAACTAAATTATTGGAGATATTATGAAGGATTGTATTGTGGGGTGTGCGACCAATTATGATTGGTCCAAATTAAAGTATTGGGTTAATTCTATCAATGCATCAGGATTTGAAGGTGATAAAGTCCTGATTCTCATGAACTGCGACAAAGATACTGTACAAAAAGTAACTGACGCAGGTTTCTCAATCATTGCATTTAATAACGATAGTGAAGGTAATTTAACGTATCAATCACAATTGATGGTACACGTTGAGCGTTTCATTCACATTTACAAACTGCTCAAAGATAATAACTATCGTTATGTTATTACAACAGACGTAAGAGATGTTATTTTTCAAAAAAATCCCGTTGAGTGGATTGAAAACAATTTAACAGACAAAGAAGATTTGATATTCTCGTCAGAGAGTATGAAATACAAAGATGAACCATGGGGTCGTGAAAATCTAACACAATGTTATGGTCAAGGCATCTATGAAGATTTCAAGAACAACACAATCTTTAATGTTGGTGTCATTGCTGGTCGTGGTTATGCAATGAAGGATTTGGCACTTCAATTGTTTTTAAACTGTATCAATCGCCCAATTCCAATTGTTGACCAAGCAGTGTTTAATGTAATGATATCAAGACATCCATATCTTAATTCATCGATGTATACCGTATCGGAAACTGGATGGGCGTGTCAATTAGGTACAACTGCTGACCCAAGTAAGATTGAATCATTTAGACCATATTTACTTGAACCATCGCCGAAATTAGAGGGCGATAATGTTGTAACTTCAGAAGGAATAGAGTATACTATAGTTCATCAGTATGACCGTGTGCCAGAATGGCGAAAAGTGATTGAGGCAAAATATGACGACAAATAGGATTAAAGAATTATTTTGGGAATTAGATAAACCATCTACTAAATGGTCAGGCTACTTTGATGTTTATGAAAGACATCTAAAGAAGTTCGTTGGTAAAGCACCACGCATTCTTGAAATTGGTATTCTTGGTGGCGGCTCAATTGAATTGTGGCTAAAATATTTCGGGCCAGATACATCAGTTGTTGCTGTTGACATTAATGAAGAATGTTTAAAGTATGAATACAATAGTGATGTCAAAATTGTGATGGGTGATCAAGGTGATCCTGCATTTTGGGATAATTTTATCAAAACACAAAACAAATTTGACATTGTGATTGATGATGGCTCACACATAATGAATCATCAAATCACAACGTTGAATAAAGTATTTCCACACATCAAAGAAGGTGGTGTATATATCTGTGAAGATACACACACAAGTTACTGGCCACAACCTTGGGGTGGTGTATTTCGTGGTGCTGGTACATTCACAGAGCATTCAAAACGTGTAACTGATATTCTCAACCAACAACACTTTCAAGGGACGCCAATTGATGGCAATGTGCTGAACACATATAACAATCTTTATTCAGTTGCATTCTACAACTCAATGGTTGTTATGGAGAAAGAACATTTGAAACCTTTC